CTTTAAAAGCAGGACAAGTACTGTCTTCTCCAACTGTGCAAAGGACTTTAGCAGGTCAGGCTGCACCTCAAGTAGCTGCTCAGCGGTTTGTTCAGACTCCAGTAGGTCAACAAGTGAGACAAGTTTCACCGCTTTTGGGAGCAAGGTTTGGAGCTATGCTTACAACCCAGTAAAACAACAGGGGCCATAAGGCCCCTTTAGTTTTACACTTCGCACACTCCAGACACACAAGCCAGCTGCTGTGCACCTTCTGTCATGTCACTAGCCTCCACAATGTCCCAGTCGATCTGCTTCGGAAACTCCTTAGCTAGACTCTTGTAAGTCTCCAGATCCACTGGCTCATACGGTGCCTGCTGGTACGTGTGTTCTGAGTAAGGTAGAAAACTAATGCCGCTCACCTTGTCGAACTTATTGTACAGCCACTGTCCCACCTCCAGGAACTCGTTGTCCCTGTAGTAGCACGTCATGGACGGCTTGTGTTCACACCAGTAGTCCTGGTACATCTCCCATAGCTCAAGCTGTTCCATAGCACCCATGTCCGTAGCCACCACAGCGTTCTTAGGGGACTTGATTGGAAATGAGAATACCTTAGTAGTCGGGGACGTTACGTCGGCCTCCACAGGCACACCAGCGGCTTCCAGGACTGCACACAGCGGGTCTCGTGAGTCAGCCCTTACTCGTCTAATGTATTGCTCAGAGTATCTAGGATGTATGCCTGATGCGCTATCAACCAACTGAGAAACAGTACCGGAAGGCTTAACAGCAGTAATGGCAGTGCTAATATTGATGCCAAGATTCTCAGCCCATTTGCGGTTAGTCTTAATAGCTTCTTTCTTAAGCTCTTCCAGCCAGTACTTAAGTTCATTGCGGTCTTTTCTCCCAGACATCACTGGATGATCCATGATACCAGTCAAGGACACTCCAAGTAATGCCTCTTCTCTTGTGTTGTCACTCCAGATCTTACGCAGATACCTGAAGTTGGTTAGGGTTGCTTGTAGAGTTCCAAGGATAGTCGCAATTCGTACTTTCCTTCGGAGACTGTCGAGACTATCTTCTGCCCTGATAACAACTTCTGACAGGTTGCAGAATTGGTAGGGCCGGAGGATAATCTCTGAACATGGATTAGTTCCAAAGTCAAAGGTAGCATCTCTTCTGCCGTTTTTCTCAGCTTGTCGTTGACTTGCGACGCGACTGAAAACACCCCTTTCGCCTGACCTCGACTCATACAAACTCTTCCACTCGTTCAAAAATGCTTCAAAATCTGGCTTCTCTGTGTAACAAGCAGAGTTGTTAGCTAAGCCACGCTGAGGATTATCTATCCACCACTGTCCTGACTTGGCTCTTCTTATTCTGTCGTCAGTGAGGTTACTGAGACTGATGAGAGCACTTCTCCTGACTCCTCCGACGACGACGATTTGTGCAATCTTGCAGCAGATATCATGACACTCGATGGAAGTGAGCTTTCGTCCAGCAGCGGTGCGAAAGACTTCAACCGTGAAGTTAAACAGGTCTTCAAGAGGTTCTGGACCAGACGCTCTACCTCCGAAAGTCCTGAGTGGCGAACCTGCAGGTCTAACTCCAGATACGTCCCACTTTGGAATTTGACCAGTAAAGAGCATTGCGATAAGTTCTCTGTATGCTTTGGCCCACCCAATCTTGCTGTCAGCGACGTGTATAACGGTATCTGTATCATGGAACTCCTCTGCGACTTCTGGTAGTTTTGTGATGTACTGGCGTTCCACACTGAAGCCGACACCAGTGCCACACATAAGCACGTACATCATCTCGTCAAAAGCTTTAGGGTGGTCAATGGGTAAGTAGGAGCAGTTGAAGCCAGCTACGTTGTCACGCTCCAGTGCTTCACCAGCAGTCATAAGCGCCCTCATGCTGGGCATAACTTCAAGATTGTAGATAGCAGGTTGTAACTCTTTTGCTTCCTTCTCTGTCAGCTTCTCCTGCTTGACCCAGAAGTCCAGGTAGCGGTCAACTGTTTCAGCCCATGTCTCCCTGCGTTGCTCCTCCGGTAGATACCTTGCGTAGCGTGACTTGTGTACATATTGCTGGTAAAGATCCATACTAATACGCTCCTCTATGTTGTGTAGCAAGCTTAGTTTGTCGGGCGTTATTCAATTGTCTGTATACTGTCATTGGTGAAACTCCTAACTGTTTTGCTATCTTTCTATAAGACGTGTCGTCTTCTCTTAGTTGCTTGATAACAGCGAGGTCTAACTTGATCTGTCGAGCATCGTAGTCTGGGTTGTGTAGCTGGTTAAGCTTAGGTGCTGTCTCTTTAATAAGAAGTTCCTCTAGCTCAAGAGCTTCTCCTTTAGACAGACCTCTTTCAACTACTGTTACCCAGTCACAAGGAAGCCTACCTTTTCCCATCTGCTCTTCTTTCCAGTTGTGACGTTCCTTAGTATCTCCTTGCATATGTCCGCAATGCCAAGCACGCCCCTTCTGTCCCATGCCTACGTATACAACGTCGTCATCTTCTTTGTAAACATAAACATAATATGCGTCCATTAGATTTCGTAGTCTCCTCTTGTAATCAATGCTAACTTAATTTGGTCCAGTAAAAAGTAAAGATCCTGTGTGTCTATGTTGGTGGAGATGACTACGTAGTCCTCTGACTTTACGATGCAGAAAGCGTCTTCGTATTTCTCTAGATCCTCCACTGAAGTAACAGCTGCAAATACTGCTGGTACTGGTATTTTCTCATCTTTGCCTCCGAAGTGCCCCTCTATGACTTTCATTGGATTAGTTCCTGTATCAACCTGTCTACGTACCAGCGACACTTCCGAAGGTCCTCTACAGGTTTCTTCTTGTAGTGGTAGCGCCATAAGTACTTCAGTGAATTACCCTTGAGATACCCTCTGAACTCTTCTGGTGACATGGACGCTTTGATTGCGTCAATAGCCTCTATGTCTCCCTTGTTGTAATGCTCAGGTTTGGCTACAGCATCCCATTCTTCCTCAGAGGCTGCGTCAATACTCATCTTCGTCCTCCTCTTCAACCTGTAGTTCCTCCTCGAATGTGTCCAGTCTGTTGATTAACTTGTCTTCAAAGCGGTCCAGCAGTTCTTCCGCTGATATCTCCAGTGCTTCCAGAAGATCATCAGGGTCGTACATCCGTAGAATCCTTTCCTTGATTTCATCCATTGTTAGAGACATCGTTAATCAACTCCTGAAGTGTATCTATAGTATACCACATAATTCCTTCTTTGTCACACCATTCTGCCATTGTCATCTTGGCTCCTCTTCTGATCTTCTTGTTGGGGTGCATGAGGACAAACACAAGTTGCTGTCCTTTAGGCAAACTGTCCCTGACGCTAGTGTACTTCTTAGTGTCTCCATCTCTAAAGAAGCCTTTGCACTCGACAACTGTGCCTGTTGCAGCATGAACAAAGTCAGGACGATAATTACGATTGATAACATAAGGAATTGTAATTGGTTCATATTCAAAGCCTCTGAGAACTTTAGCTACGGTCTCTTCAAACTTACTACGGAAGATTGATTTCTGGGACTTTCGGCTCATTGACTACCTCTACTAAAAAACGTGGACCTGTAGAATACGCGAAGCCTCTTACGGAAGGCCAGCATTGCTTTTTGTACGAACAGTAGGAGCATCCGACGGCGAGTTTCTGGTTGCCACTCTTTCCATCTGCGATAGATTCGTAGCAGACTTCTGGCGGTGTCGGTAGCTCCACTAGCTTTTTTACGTGCTTGATCCTGTCGGCAATGTCGAAGGATATCAAGTCGTACACTGGTGCCTGTGTGTCCTCTGAGTCATACATCAGGTACGTCAAGTGCCCATTCTGCTTGTCCATAGCCAGCCAGCCGAACTTAGTTTCACCTTCTGAGTGCGCGTAGCCTTTGATCTGCGCTACGTACCCAAAAGGATCATCATAAGCCAGTGACCCATCTTTGAACTTACGAAAGCCATAGGTAGACACGGACTTAACATCGGTCACAACACCGTCAATCTTGCAGTCCATGTGCCCTTTGATGCCTTCGACTTCACACTGCTTCTGCTCGTCAGTCACCTCATGTCCAGCTGCGCGTGTAAGAAACAGTAGCAGTTCTTCAATGAGATGCCCATAGAGGAACTTGACGTAGGTGTGTCCAGGAATGACTTCACTGGCTTCCACACCGTTGAACAAGTTCCACAAGTAGCGGTCCTCGCGCCCAATGTTGGACATACGGAGTGTTCTGTTGTCGCGCTTCTTTTGTTCACCGAACTCCTGACGCATCAGGTTCTTGACGTTTTCGCCAAACTGCTCAATAGCAGCGTCGATGTCCACTCCTTCTTCTACTTCTTTGGTTGACACCAGTTTGTAGATGTCGTCCACTAGGG